AGTCCCCGGGTTATATTCCCATTCAGGTTGGCACCATACCGTTTGAGCTTGATCGACTCTTTTTGGCCGCCAGCAAATGAGATTGAGATATCCATTAATCGGCCAATCTCCCCGTGGTGAATCGCCTGTATTTATTCATTACTCGTTTTACATCATCGGGGAGTTTGTTGAAACTGTATGAAGTTGATTCGTCAACAAAATTCCGGACAGATATACCATGCAGGTCTTCAGCATAGAGCTTTCGTTTGAATAAGACTATTCTGCAACAAGCCTCCTTCAAATCTGCCGGCACATCCGATTGTGACCAGCCGTATTGGTAAGTAATCTTGTATTCCAGACCATTAATGAATCTGTTTCCGTCGGTAAATTTAATAATGCCTTTCGCGGAGTTTTGCCGGATGGTTGCACTCGTCAGATTCGTCCACTCCGTTCCTGACCAGTAATAAATATCTGAGGTTGCTGAAATGTCTGAGGTTATCGGAGCGTTCCGAAGATAAATTGTATCTGTGCCGTCGCCCTCAAAGATTTCGCTGACATCTTCCGTCACCAGAATGAATTCCCGGTTGCAGTAATCAGCAATATACTGCGAGGCTGAGTTGATCAGCGATTCCAGGAGGTCAATGTCCGAGGGATCGTCTTGAGACAGTGCCCCATACGTTTTCACCTCGGACACATCAACCAGAGCAATGGTGGTATCGAGCGCCATTACTTATCCGCACCCCTCATCATCTTGTCACGGGCAACACCCATTGCCGACTTCGTGCGATCCTTGACCACGGAGAAGTCTTTCGGATATTCCTTCATAAGTAAATCGGCCGCCCCTTTGGAGACATCAATCGTCTCCCCTTTTTTAAGGACCTGATTGACGAACTTACCCTGAAAGACATCCATTGTCTTACCAAGAAATATTAAGCGGACCATGATTTCTCCTTACTTTATGATCTTGAAATCTTCAGGGAAATCGGCAACCAGACGATCAGCTTCGTCCTTGTCATCAATCTCGAACTCTTCACCGGGCTGGAGATTGAGATTGCATTTACCGCCGTAATATCCCTTCTTCATCATTTTTGTTTTGCCTAAGAATTTCAGTTTCATTTAACTACCCTTTCAGTTTGGGCGGGCCTTACGCCCGCCCATTTTAACGGATTAGCCACTCTTAGGAAGTGGATATGTTATAACCGCCAGCCACGACGATTTCCGAAGTCGGATCATAAATGCACTGGAAATCTTCCCGTGCATAAGACACAATGTCATAGACATCATAGAGAGCGTCGCGGACGATTTCGATACTCGGGTTTTTATACTGGCCCAACCACCAGGCATTTCTGTTTACACAGAGCATGAGGGACTTGGTTTTAGTGACTCCGTCATAAATACCGGCGTTGTTGTAGGTCTCTTCGATGAATTCGTGAACGAAAAGAGCCGATCCATTGACTTTGGCCAATTCGCCGGTCAGAACCGTTGCCTGTGGACCATAGGCATCCATCGTGCGGAAACTCGGCATCTCATCCTTATCGAGACAGTGCAGGAGATATGCCTTGATTCCTGTCAACCAGAAGACATCACTCGGCCGCTTGGCATATTTGCCCATCCTTGCCATGATCTGGTTGAATTTTGTCTCACCGAAAGTGGACATATCAACCATTGCATCAGAAGCGTGATACGCCAGAACATACCGATATCCATTCCAGCAATAACGAGGATCGGTCGAAGCCGGGACGTCACCGGTATCATAACCGGTGGCAGCCGCATCATCACCGGAAATAATCGCATATTCGCGGGCGCGAACGGTTCCGAGAGCCAGATTTTTCTGGATGTAATCAATCAAACTGATGATCAAATCCATATCGGCTTCAGCCGACCACTGATATCGCCCGCGAAGTTTCTCGGCTGAGAATGTCTTATTGGCTGAACCGGGTGTCTGCTCTGTGGTCTCCGCTTTGGTCGAGACGACGGCTGTCCTCTCGGTTGCACGGGTCGCCATCGTTACATCACCCTGAACAGGGATAACCTGCGTCGAATTGGTCATCTTGAAATTGAAATGGAGCGGCGAAATAATCTGCTCAAGCCTGACCATATCAGCCATGCGGGACGAATAACCGACGGGCAAATACTCCGAACCTTCACCACTGGTGCCGGTGTCAATGGCTTTAGCCAGAAAGCCTAATTCGTCAACCGCGTCGGTAACGATATCCGACTTCACCGACATAAGCCTTTCCCTCATATTGCCCCTTGAGCGATAGCTTTCATCGACCTTGCAGCTATACTGATCGTAGAGAAGCAAGGCGTCGTTTTTCTGCCGGAATTCGTCAAGGTCCGCAAATGCATCCGGCGAGTAATATCTTTTGAGCTGACGGTCGGACATCGTGAGTGCTCGCTTGAAACCAATATTGATTCCGTTGCGGTTGCCATAAGTAACCTTATTAGCGGAGGTCTTCTGCGCTTCGATGAGTGAATCGACCGCCTTTTTGAAGTCACCGGAAATTTTCTCGATGAATTCTCTCTGTTCGGGCAGGTCGCGGTCCTTCATTTCCTTGACCTGATTTTCAAGACTGGCAATCTTGCCTATCTGATCAGTAAGATCCTCGACCTTTGCGGTCAGCTGTTCGACATCCCCTTTGACGGGAGCCAAAGAGGTGTCAACTTCTTTTTGGACATCTTTCGGGTCCATAAATTGAACTCCCTTCTCGGCAAATCCCCCGCCCTTTGGGGACAGCGCGTGAATAGTATTGTTGTTTAGATTAATGCCTGTTGATTTTGCCTGCTCGATGATGGCCTGCGGATTCATGGGAATTGATACCGGCCCGATCTCGAGAACTTCTAAGTCCTTCCATATCCATGCCTTCTGGTCCTTGTCATATCCGCCATCGATGGGCCGGAACATGAAAGACATCGTCTTAACAATACCGGCCTTGACCATTGCCGCGACATCCAGGGCTATCTGTGTCAGGTCGTGTATGCCGCCCTTTATCCAGACGCCGATATCATCAATCCGATACTCAAGAATGTTTCCGACAGGATAATCGGGATTGTGATTAAAGCACATCATGGGGTTTTGGGCCATGAAGGCAGGCATCGACTTCTCAAATGCAGTCGGCTCGACAATATCTCCGCCCCGGTCTTTGTCAACCGTCGAGCAGTAGCCTTCAAAGGTTGCCGCCCACTTCGCATCCTCGGTCGAAGACTTTATCTCGAATATTAATTGTCTTTTTTCCATACCAGAAAACCTGTATTCCTGCCCAAAAAAATTTAAGGTTTAGCAATCATGCTGACCGTTGCTCTATACGTTACTCCTAACCCATAATGTGCAGGCAACGAATCTGCGATGGCCGACGTGAACATAAAATATACATCCGTGAGAATGCCGGAATCGGACGGTATCGAAAACCTGACCGTATCCATCGAGGCAGCTTTAATCACGGAATCAATTTCGCACACATATCTGATGCTGGGATCTTGATCGGAATAGGTATAAATAGTATAAACCATAGAGTCTTTCGTCAGGTCAACCTTGTCGGATGCGGATGCTCCGGTATCATAGGATAAGACCTCGACATATATCCAGCCGTCAAGCGATGAATATGGACCCAATTCCGAAAAGTGGAATATGTAATCCAGGCCGGTTCCAACCAAACTATCGATGTGCGTCTGAACAAGCGTAGTTGTATCATAAACTTCCACTTCCCAAGTATGCGTATTTGAATATGCGTGCTGGCTCGGTTTTTCGGCCATCACTATATGCCCCGGGTTGGCGATAAATACCGCCGCCATCAGGACGAGCAGTATCTGCGCCACAAGCATTTTCAATCGTGCTTTGATGGTTTCCATTATTACTCCTTATCTCGCCCTGCGTTAATCTATGGCCGGCATTATTGCACACCGGCAGTTTACAACTTCTTTTGCTGATCCATTCGGATCACCAGGATATCTCAATTCATCGCCATTGATTGTTATCCATGCGGCGTTGGCATCAATGGGAGGCCGACCGTCCAATTCAGCGTGGGAATCCCGCGCTCCAGGTGACGCCAGCCATTCTTTTCTGGCACCGGCTTGCTTATACCCTTCGTTAGTCGCCCCGCTGACGGCCGCATTTGTTTCCGTTCTTGCGATTGTCATGGCCCGGGATTGTTTATCGGGACTGCCCTTAATCCAGCCGGTGTATTTTTCTTTAATTGCATTCTCCAATTGACCGAGTGACCAGTTGTCCTCGTATGCTTCTCTGAGCAGGTCTTTAATTGTCCTGAAGGATTTGTCATTGATTTTCTCGCTTCGCTTCCGCAATCTGCTTATTTCATCCTGCACCCAGGGGTCGTCAATATTGAAATTGAAATCCATACCAGCCATACTTATTGCATCGTCGCCCGCCTCCTGAATCATCTCTTTATAAAACGGGTCTAATGATTTTTGAAGGATGGCATTCTCACCTGCAAGGTTGAATATCGAGGCACCCTCTTCCGGTGGGAGGCTTTCATCTTTGGATTCCATTTTCTTGTATTCGGAGTAGAGCATACTCATTAAATATCCCCGACCGGTCACGTCGGAGATATTATTAAGAATGCGCTTTTTCTGCGCCCCGAAATATGTAGCCACTTTGTTGCAGTATTTCTTTTCGTAAGTGGTGAGCTTCTTTTCGTATGTCTTGCGCAGTTTATCTTTAGGGGACGACAACTTTATATGTCCGGTCGGCAGGGCGAACCGATGTATGGACTTGTCATCATCCCCGTCATCTTCATCGTTATTTTCCGCTAAGAATGGGTTGACCGGCGCCGCCTTGAATTCGTCACCGTCGTCAACCGGTTCCTGCCCGACAATCTCCCGAGCCTGATTAAGCGTGATAATCCCCGAATTATAAAGGTTGCAGGATATCTCCGCTTGCTCTTTACGATCCTCTTGCAGTGCAGGGACGCCGGATTCATCTAATCTTATTCTGACATCATTACCGAAATATCTGTAAACGACCTGGCGATTAATTGATCCCTCAATCCGTCGTTTCATCGGGATAAGGCGCGCCTCCCAAAATGATTTCTTCTCGAGCAGAGCATTGGCATAAGAGGCATATTGCATGATGCCCGCTTCTGTCGGGGGAACTCCCAGGAATCCGAGAATCTGCTCACGATAGAGTTTAACCAAATCGGCGAACATCATATCCTTGATGGTTGGAGTGACAACATTCGCCTTGATACCCGGAGGCAAAATGGCTCGCTTATGATGGTTTTCTACACCGGCATTGCGCTGATCAAATGATTTGATGAATTGTTCGGTTTTCTCCAGACTGTCGGCAATACCAGAAAGTCCTTCATCTTGAAAAAGTATGTCCGGCATAGCGCCGTTTTCAAAGAACTTTTTATTTTGAGTCACCGCATATTTGATGGACAGCGCCTCTTCTCTGATTGGCTGTAAGGCTGACACACCCTCAAACGGTGCCGTGAAATGATACTGGTGGATATAAAGCACTTCTTCGAGTTTCAGCGGTATCTTCTTCTTGAAGGGATCAAGAGTATAGCCTATCGGAATATTACTCGAATCATATTCGATCCTGATCATCCCCGGTTGAATGGGCCACATTTCGGAAACACCGACGGGAGTATTGATTAGCCGGAAATATGACTTTCCTGTTATGATCATGCCCTGACAGATATGGGTCAGGAAATCGGTTTTATCGTGATGCGGATTTATATAGCGGAATAAGTCGTTAAGTTGATGATCGGTATCTTTCTCCCAGGTTTCCTTACCGTCTTGGATAATTTTGCGCTCAACCACAATAGGCAGGCCGGATATTTTGTCGGCAATAATCCTGACCGCCTTTGCCACGTCGGCATCGGTCTGATCGAGATTGTCATCGGAATGAAGTTCGCCTTGAATGAGTATTGGCGTGCCGCCGAGGTTGAAGATGCGCTGTGGGGCGATATCTTTGACTATCTGAATGAGGCGTTCATTCTGAAGCGTGATGATTTTATTCTTTTTTTCGATGAGTTCCCTCTCATCGGCCCTTGTCAACTTCCTTTTAAGGTCTTCAAATATTTTCAACCATCAGTTCGATTCTCGCCCTGAGAATTAAAACCACCTTATTGTTGGCGCCACCGATCCGAATCCCATCATCTCGGCTGCCATATATCTGTAATTGCTCGCATGAAAAAAGTGATCGGCCTGACTGCCCTCATCCCAGACAAAGACCGGGGGGCGCCGCTTATCATCGAGTATTCGGGTCGGCGCCATCATTTGAGACGCATAATCACCATTTGATATCGTGTGCCAACTGGCCGGTATCATTATCAGCTTATCCATATAGGCCGCCACCATCTTGTCAATCGATTCCGTTCGGTTGGCGGTGATAACCCGCTCCTTCAGGTCAATCTTTTGGCCTTTTGGATTTTCGCTCGTGTTATACCGGCACAGAAAACCGCCCGGGTGCTTTTTGATAATGGCTTTGGCAGTATGCAATTCAGGCCCCGCATCAATAATATACCGATTAACTCCATATTGCTTTAGCTTTTTAAGGAGATCCGGGACGTCCGGACAAGTGCCGATATATTCGTCCCGGATTTTTCCCGACTGCAATGAAGAAACTACCAGATGGAAAACCTTGCCAACATCAATGCCTGCAACTGTTGCTTTGGCCGTTGCCGGCATCTTGTAATCGCCGGAACAGGCCGCCAGAACATCATACGTGATCTTATCGCCTTCTCCAGAATAAGGCAGGCCAAGATATGAATTCCAGAACTGCTGCATGACGGTTGCATTACGTAGTCCCTGAGTAAAATAATCCCACAACCAGGTGATTGTCAATTGATCGGTGAATAAGCTCGATATTTGGTAGCCGGAGACATCCCTGTCTGGATATTCGGCGACCCATTCGCCCCGGCCAAGCCTGTCTATCGGCTTATTGCAGAAGCGGCAAAAAGCACAAGGCTCTCCACCGCTTCCGTGGGATGGACTATGCGTAAGGTCTCGCAACGAGAATGTATTATCATCAGTCTGGCGGACGATGTTTTTGAACCAATCAATTATCTGCCACTCATTACAATGTGGACACTTAACATGCCAGTGTTTTTTATCCGACTGGTCAAATTTCTCGGCAATGCCAAAGCCGGCCACGGAGGGGTTGCTGACGAAATAGATATACGGTTCGATTCCGGTTAATGCTTTAGCCGCGGCGAGACGGTCCATCCCGTAGTTAATATTGCTCATATCGCAAATATCGTATTCATCGGCGATAAATATCTGAGCCGGATATTCTCTAAATACCGTCCTCGTCTGCGAGCCGACAAACTTCACGCCGCCGCCTGTCTTGAATTTCTTGAGTCCGGTGTTATCAGTCCGGGTTGACATTCTGGCGTAAAATTCGACATCTGAGAATAGGGGATCAATTCGGTTATTGACAAAATCATTGCGAATATCTTGCGTTGGTAAGGCGTATAAAATCGATTTCCCCTGCCAGACTGATGCGGCCATTTTGACGATCAGCCATTCGGTCACACCGCACTGGACTGACTTCATGACGATAATGGTATGGGCCTTATCTTTGTAAAGCGGAATGGCCCACCGCCTGCCCGGCCGGGCAAACATCATGGGCTCGCCAAGAGTGTTGCGGTGATGGTAGAGGGCAATCGCCAGCTCAGGCCATTCACATTCGATTTTCTGTGCGCTCGAGACCAAGAATTGACGCTGACTCTTCGATAAGACGGTCGGCGTCGCCTGTGATGCCGATGTTGACAATATTATCACCACCAGACTTAGCCATAGCGTCTGC